ATAATGCATCAGATGTAGATAACTACTCACCTGCTGGTTTAGATCAAGTAATGACTGTGGGTGCGTATAACTCTAGTTATAATGTAGGTGCGTTTGGTGCCGATGCTACCTGGACTGGTTCTTCAACTGGAAGTAACCTAGGGGAAGAAGTTGATATCTACGCAATAGGTTCTAATGTTAGTATTGCCGATCACAGTAATGTATCTAACTACCAATCAGCATATGGTACTAGTATATCAACTGCCATTATTGCAGGTTTATCAGCACAATACATTCAACAAACTCCCACAGCAACATCATCACAAACTAAATCATTTATAGTAAATGAAGGAAAAGTAGCAGGAAGAGGAAAATCACTTACATTTATAAGTGGACTCATTACATCAACAGGTGCAAATGTAGAACTTTTATCAAAGTCCATTGGTGTTAGTCCTCAGGTAGGAGAAGTAAATCTATCCACATTACCATCAGGAATGGTTATCTCACTTGCTAACGGTCAAACAGGTAATGTTAATGTAGGTTTAAATGCAAGTGCTTCTAACGTTAGTGTTTTAACTTTTAGTCCAGTACCACCGTTTGCTACTTTTAATACAAGTACAGGTGTAATAGATGTTGATACTACTTCTAATATGACAGGTGTTACAGTTCCAGGTAAATATCACTTTGCAGTAAAAGGAACAATAGGCGGCGTAACTAAAGTTGAAGAATATACTATAGGTATTTACGCGGCAGGTGGAGCAGAAACAGATTTAGATGCATCTCCTGAATTTTATTGGGACGGTTCAAGTTACGACCAAGTTGTAAACTTTACATCTACCAAGGAATAATTTTAATTATTTTAAAGATCTATAAATAGAGATATGGAACATATCTTTATAGATCTTACATCAAAAAATAATCAATTTATTTGTGTTGAAGACCAAGGTTCTTGGTTATTCCATAGATTTGGTAAAAGACGTATAGATAACGAAGAATTAGATTTTAACCTTTTAAAAACATATCTTAAAAAAGAATCCCCAAAACAAATTACATTATATAGTATTTTAGGAGATCCAATGGAATACTCTAGAATATTGGATTTGCTATTCTTTTGTAAACGTTCAGATATAGTTGTAAATATAAACTGCAATGGTTTCAGCAAAAAGATTAAAGATACATTAGGATATGATATAGAATACTGTTTTAAAATCTACGGCTATAAAAATACATTAGATATAATTGTTCCAAATGCAGATAAAACATTATTTAAGAATTTAAATTTAGATTTTAAAATAAAACCTAAAATACAATACATGTTGTATGATCATAATCTTTGTGATGTAAAACATATTATAAGAATGTGTGAAGAAAAAAAGTTTACATTGGAAATACATCCTGGTGTATGTGTTTATAATAATCTAAACCATGTAATAGACCAACAAGGTAAATGGTTGTATGATATAAAAGGAGTAGACGAATATGATTTAGATATTTTTTATAAACCTTTTACAGAATTTAAAGATTTAAAAAAAATATTTAATAGTTTCAAACAAACTGACTATAAGTTATCTCAATCAAATGAGGGCTGGCACCTGCTTAAAAATTATGTCAAGGATACCGGCATAAGTATTTTGGATGCTTCGTTACCTAATATACAAAGTAATAAATCTTTTAAAAAAATTAAATGTATTTCTTACAAAGGACATATTTTTGATAATATAGAATCCTTTACTATAGTAACTAATGCATATATTCCTGATTGGACTATTCAAAAATTTAATACAAGAGACTCTTATCAAAAAAATGTATTTGAAATTTTATGTGAATTTTCTAACAGTGAAAAATTATCTATAAAGTCTTTGTTATAGAGATATCAGATATATTGTTACAAAAATCAAAAGGGCAAACAGTTTTAGTTTCAGGCAACTCCCAAAAATTATTAGATATATTACCAAAGTTTTTCGCACCGCACCAACTACTGTAAATCTCTCCACTTGCATCTATATTTAAACTTTCAAAACCTAGATGGCATCTAAGTCCTCTAAATGCATTAAGTCCTTTATCTATTATTTGATGACCCTGTACATATTCTGCTGTTCCATCATCGTATAAAAATTCTGTCATAAATGCATTTGGATCTGGTACAGGAAAATCATCCTCTACATTTGACTCTCTTCTAATTTCTTGTTGCTTTATTCCTGGTCTTTCTAATACTTCTTTTTCCTGATCTGTATATTCCCAGTATGTTTGTTGCTTACTATGACGGCCTAAGAGCTTCTTATACATAGTTTTTACACATATACTAACATGATTATAATTGTTGTGTTCACAATCTATAAATAGATTTCTTAGTTCTTCTACAAAATTTCCTAAGTCTTCTACTTGTCCGCCTATACCTGCTATGTTTATATCTATAAAAACATGCTCTTTAATTTCATTTATAACATCTATAAAATGTTGTTTTTCTTGTGATAGGGGATGATATGTTAATACAACTGCATTCATATAATACTTAGCCTTTGACCACCAATTAACTGTTCTACTGGCATTTGTATATACTGTACTAGTTGTGTTGTATTCGCTTATAGTTCTTATAATATCCTCAAATCCAGGTATTACAGTAACCTCTCCTCCTATTAATTCGTAGTCTATACGTTTGCCTAGACTATTATAATATTTAGAAAATTTATTTATTGCATCTATATATTGATCTTTACTAAGCCAGGGTTTAGTTCCATCATGTAATTGAGGAGGACAATACTCACATTCGTAATTACATGAGTTACCCATATTCCATTGTATTCTTATAAAATCGTTGTCATTTCTGGCATGAGGACCTTTGACCGAAACCAGATTAGGCATTAGAAACCTGCAAATACTGTTGCTGAACCAAAGGTAATAGGGTGTCCACATGTAGTACCACTGCCTACAAGAGTAATAGGTCGTCCTTCAGCAAATACTGATGCTGAACCATTCACTACGAAAGAGGAACTGTGAGGGGGCTCGCCATGAGGAGCAACTTGGTCTCCTACTAAACTAATAGGCTTGCCTTCTACAAGTACTGAGGGAGCACCTGTATTGATAATAATGGCACTTACTGTACCACTGGCAAAAACTGGACATGTATTAGGCATACATATATTTATCAGTTTTTTGTATTATTTTTCTTCTTTTTCAGTCTTTACTTCTACTATTTTTAAATAGTCTTCAGCACTTTCTTTTATAGTTTCACTTACAGATAATACTTTATCAGTAGTAAAAGAAATTTGTTCTGTCTTAGAAGTAAATGTAAATGGTACCACAGCGATAGAACTATCTGTAACTTCTCCACCGTTTCCTAATACTACCATTCTAGGATGTGTTAGTACAATTAAGTTATTTTCGTCATTAGTAGATATCAATGTACCTATCATTTCTAAACCTGTTAGTGTTTTAATTGTAACTACTTTACCAAGTAATTCTTTTAGTTCTATTATCATAAATTAAAGCCTTTAAATGTGTTTCCATCTACGTCTTGTTTCGTTCCACCTATGACGTAAGATGATATTTCTGTCTCTTGTGGTGCAACCTGTACTGAACTACCTGTAATCCATTGTTGAGTCCACGGTAATGGGTTTGTACCACTATTATATATCTTTTCTAACCCAACGGCATGCATTCGTTTGGCCGCAATAAACTCAACATATTGTTTTAATAGTTCAGCATTTAGACCAATAATACTTCCGTCTTTAAACAAATAATCAGCCCATGCTTTTTCTTGTTCTACAGCATCTATAAACATCTGCTTACACTCTTCTGCTGTTTCTTTTTTAATCTTAGCAAAGTCATTATCCTCTAGTGGTAAGAGTTTTAGCATTTGTTGTGTACTAGCCAAGTGAACGTTCTCGTCTCTGGCAATAAGTTTAATAATTTTTGCATTTCCTTCCATTCTTTTAAGTTCAGCAAATGCCCAACTACAAGCAAAGGATACATAAAAACGTACGCCTTCTAATATGTTTACACTCATCAAACATTTCCATATACGTTTCTTATGTTCATATAAGTCATATTTCTTACTACCTATATCTCTGAGTAGATTATATTCTATAAGTTTATCATAGTTTTCTGTGATACTATCTGCACAATCACATATTTCTTTGACATCTAACATCTCATCAAATACTTTACTAGGATTTGCATATACATTTCTAATAATATGTGTGTAACTTCTACTATGTATAGTTTCACTAAATGCCCAAGTCTCTATCCAGGTTTCTAATTCTGGTAGACTCACTACAGGCAGAAAAGCAATATTGGGAGAGCGACCCTGTACACTATCCAATAGTATTTGTCTCTTTAAGTTGGAGGTAAAGATATGTTGTTCGTGTTCTGATAAATTTTTAAAGTCTGTTGCATCTTTTAATATGTCAACTTCTTCTGGACGCCAAAAGAAACCTAACTGTTTGTCTGTTAGTTTATCAAACTGTTTGTATTTAAGAGTATCATATCGTTGTACTACAGGACCTCCTGTTGGGTCTAAGAACATTTTTACTTTAGTATGGTCTACTCTATTTTTTGTATTTAAAACTGTCATTATATTTTACAACTCTCGCAATCTTCATCATCTATTTCTGTTATTGCTAATTGTTCTTGGTTATCCTCTTTATGTACATCTATTTCACCCTGTCCGTCATAAGTGTTATTATAGTATAATTGTTTGCCGCCATATTTATAGAACATTAAGATGTCTTGTATAAGTACACTCATTGGAACTTTTTCATCTTCGTAATGTTCTGGATTGTAAGATGTATTTACCGAAATTCCCTGATCTATGTATTTTTGTAGGACCGCCATTATCTTTAAATACCCTTGTGGGGACTTCTGCTCCCATAGTAAATCATATTTCTTTTTATAATATGGAAAGCCTGGTACCACTTGTTTTAACACACCATGTTTACTTTGCTTGATGCTAACATAACTACGTGGTGGCTCAATACCGTTTGTGCTGTTACTAATTTGTGCTGATGTTTCAGCAGGCATAAGTGCCATTAGTGTTGAGTTACGAATGCCTGTTTCTTTAAGTTGCTTACGCAAACCTTTCCAGTCTTGTCTTTCTTTATGCTTGACTAATTCATCAACGTCTTTCTTGTATGTTTGATTAGGCGTTATGCCTTTACCATATTTTGTTTCTGCATTTCCTGATATAGTACCTTTTTCAATAGCCAAATCTGCACTGGCTTTGATCAAATAATAACTCCATGCTTCAGCCCATTCATCTACAAGTTCCAAATTAGGATTTTGATAATTAGTATCATTTTTAACTAACCAATATGCAAAATTAATAATACCGATACCCAATGGGCGCCTTTTCATTGTGCTGAGCTCTGCCGCTATAACAGGGTACTCCTGATAATCTAATAATTCGTCCAACCCTCTGACCGCTAAATTACAAATTTTATCCATCTCAGATAAATCTTTGATTACACCCCAATTGATTGCACTTAGAGTGCATAAACTAATTTCACCTTCTTCGTCTTTTGCATCATTTAATGGTTTTGTAGGTAGGTCAATTTCACAACATAAATTACTTTGTTTTATTGGTGCTACCTCTTCTATAAATGCTCCATGTGTGTTAGCATGATCAACGTTCATTAAGTAAATTCTACCTGTATCCTTTCTTTCTGTTACAAAAGAACTGAACAATTCAATAGCAGGAATAGTCTTTTTCCTAATACTGGTTTTACGTTCTGCCGCTTCATATAATTCTTTGAACTTGTCTTGGTCTGCAAAAAAGGCATCATATAAACCAGGTACATCCTTAGGCGAGAACAATGTGATGTTACCACCGCTGATGAGCCTTTCATACATAAGTTTGTTAAACTGTACACCATAGTCCATATGACGTACTCTGTTATCCTCTGTGCCCTTATTATTCTTTAATACTAGTAAGTCCTCAACTTCTAAATGCCAAATAGGATAGTATAGTGTGGCGGCTCCGCCTCTTACACCACCTTGACTACAACTCTTAACTGCTGACTGGAACATTTTATAAAAAGGGATAACTCCTGTGTGAGTTGCATCACCGTTTCTAATGGCTGACCCTACTGCTCTAATACTACCTGCTCCAATACCTATACCTGCTTTCTGACTTACATATTTTACAATACTGGCACTAGTGGCATTAATGCTGTCCAAACTGTCATCAGTTTCAATCAATACGCAACTGCTGAATTGTCTTTGTGGTGTTCTAACACCTGCCATAACTGGTGTAGGCAGGGAAATTTTAAATGTGCTGATAGCATCATAATATGCTTTTACATATTGTAATCTTGTTTCTTCTGGGTATTTGGCAAACAATGTTGCCGCAATCATCATATATGCAACTTGTGGAGTTTCAAATATTTCCCCTGTTGTTCTATTCTGTACTAGATACTTACCACGAAATTGTTCCATAGCCGCATAAGTTAATACTTCATCTCGGTCATGTTTGATATGATCATTTAGTTCATTGATTTGATCTTTTGTGTATAACTCTGTAAATTCTGCATCATAAAAACCTTTATCAATATTTTTTTGAATAATATCGCACAAACAAGGTGGCTCAAATACTCCATACACTTGCTTACGCAAATGATAGTTGATCAATCTACCTGCTACATATTGATAGTTTGGTGTTTCTTCTGATATTAAATCTGCCGCACTTTTAATAAGTGTTTCTTGAATATCTTCTGTTGCTATTGAGTCGAAAAATTGTATTTGAGAATGTATTTCTACTTCTGATGCACTCACACCTGAGATGTCTTCACAAGCATACATAACAACTTTGTGTAGTTTGTCTATGTTTAAATCTTCTAGTGTGCCGTCTCTCTTTTTAACCTGCATGTGTGTCCTTTAATTGTATATCTAAAGTATATATTTATTTCTATGTCATTGTAATATAAAACTATATAAATGTCAAATAGTTTCTATGCTAATTCAAACTGATTATGAATTTGGAATACAGTTGCGTTCTTTTTCACATGTTCCCAAGAAACTATTTCTCCAGGTGTAAAATTATACACAAAATCTCTATCGTATATAACTAACCCTGTTGTCCCTGTAGT